ATTTGCACTTTTTTACTTCCCAATCTTTCAATGTGCTTTTCCAACTTAATTGTTGGCAGGTCTACATAGATTTCTTGATCGTCATCTGAAAGTTGGGACAGCAGATGTTCTCGTCTTTGTTTTTCTTGAATTTCAAACTGTTCGACAACTGGTTTCAGTTTTTCGTTTTCAGCTTTTACATTCTCATACAAAGATTTAAACTCCTCTTTTTCTTCAAGCTGTTTTTGTTCTTGAAGTTTGAGGTTGTCTTTGAGTTCTTTCAACTCAGCTTCTGCTGCTTGGCTTCTTTGTCTGTATTTCTTGCTTTCTGCAATTAAACTACCGACTTCTGATTGATTATCAGTATTTTCCTGTGTAGGAGTTTCTGCTACTGCTTGTTCTTCTACTTTTACATTTTCTTCGGACATTCTGCCCTCCTATTTTATTATTATGTCTTTAGATACATATTTCTTTATTCGTTGTGAATAAAGTGCTTCTAAATCTTCTAAAATCAATTCTTTGTTTTCCTTAGACAAATCGTAAATGTCATATCCTCTTTTACGATTGCCTAAAACTATTTCACCTCTATCATAAGTAATAATTGCAGTATCTTTCTTAGAACCTGCTCTCATACCTCTAAAAGTTCTACCAGTCAATTTCATATTTACAAAAGAGGTTTGTGTATCAGTTGATTGGTTTCCAAACCCTTTTAATTTTTTACCAGTTCTAATGCCAGTCATACTATTTCTTTTATATCTTTTGTAAGTTCTACTTGTGTAGGATTTATTTTTTGCACCATTTTGAAATTTACCTTTACTTGCATCGTGTTGTATTTCATCAATGCCTAATTGTGCTAAGGTTCTCATAAAACTATTTGTTACTTTTGGTATATCAGGTAATTTCATCTTACTCTTACCCAATCGTGTCTGCAGTTGTAACCACCTCTATCTGTAAAACTAACATACCCTAAAGCATCAATCTCTTTTCTTGTAAGTGGTGAAAGTTTCAATGCCCTCTTGCATACATCTCTTGTTTTGTCATCGTTAGTTCCTATATATTTAAACTTAATATCAGGAAACTCCTCGTATGCTTTTGCTCTTGTTGCATTACTAAACCTTGAAAAAGCATCATTAATCAAAAAAGAAGTTTCACTTGAACTAATGTAAGTTCCAATACCAAAAGTGTTGTTTATGTTATTCATAATCTGAATATTACTCTCTCCAGTAATTATACCTCTTAACATTGCAGTTTTAAGTTGATCTGAATATTGTCTTACTCCATTTGTCAAATAAGTCATTTCAAAGTTCTTTAGTTCTCTTAATGCGTCAATGCTTACTGCTGATACTTTTCGTAATTCAGGTTTTGATAGTTCTGCAAATACTCTTGCTATCTCATTATCAAAGGTTTTACCAACTCTATTGATTAGTTTACCATATCCCAACTTATCCATTTCATCAAAGAAGTCAATCTGTTTAGCAATCTGCATTAGTTCAGTATCGGTTACTTTACCTAACCCAATAACCAGGTTATCCAATTTGTCAATTAACTGTTGTTGGATATTTTCTATTTCTTTATTATAGAAATCTAAATTAGCCAACTTGTTCACCTATTCTATCAATGATAGATTGTGTTTCGTCTGTCTGTTGTGGTTGTTCAGAATCTATCTGCTCCACTATGCCTTGTATTTCTTCTTCCTGTAAGTCAGGATTTTTCTTTCTTAGATAAGATTGTCTTGTTTCTAAATCATTTGCAAATGCCCAAGTGTAATATGCTATTTCTTCATCTGCACTCATAGGTACTTCTCTTTCAGCAAAGTCTATACTGAATTGATCCCCAAGATTAATACCACCTGACACTTCACATATTCTTTTAGCAATCTCAAATTGTTGTTTCTCAAATGGTCTATAGATTTGTTCTGTATCTGATCTTAAAGCATCCATTAAATCAAGTTGACTCATTTTTTTCGACAATCCACTTTCTTGAGATTTATCAGCCCAGTTAATTCTTACATTGTTTGATTGTGCAATACTATCTACCATATACTTAGTAGATTCAATCATTGATTGTACATTAGCATTTGGTGTTGCATACTGGAAGTTTGCACCTTCAGGTAATACCAATGCTTTGTCTTGCCCAAAGTTAATTCGTTGTTCAGTATCTAATCCTGTGAAAACTGGCTGACCGAGTTGAAACCTTCCATGGAGAGCAAGTTCGGTAAGCATAATATTAATGGATCGCATACCATCTACAAGATCACTTGCCCCTTCTCTAAAGAAATCTCTTGTGAATGGGTGTCTATGTGCTATGTTGAATGGTAACACATCTCCATAAGGGTTTCTATCATCAGGAACTATAGAAGTAATCTTACCTCTATTGCTAATCATAAAGTGTTTGCCTTCCATATCATCAGTATCTTTTGACCAAAACATATATTGTGCATCTTCTGTTCGTGCTTGTAGATGTGATTCTGCTTGATACATAATAGCAAAAGGTTCATCCTCGTTTGGTTTAAAGAATGGTGTAAAGAAATGGATTGGTCTATACTTTAGTTTCTTGTTTACATCGTCCCAATGCGTATAGAGTGCTTCTGTACCTAATAAGTAAGTTAGTTGCTCAAATTGTTTCATAAACGAATCAAAGTCCCCAAGAACTTCGTTGTACTTATCATTAAATCGTACTGGTGCTTGTTGATATACTAATGCTCTCCTTGATATAATGTTTCTTACAAGATTGATATACATTGGTGGGATTTGTGATAAACTATCGCTATCAAAATACCCTTTGATGTCTTGTTCAAGATTGATTCCTTCATAGTAGTCTAACAATCTTTCTCTTTCTTCCATTTCGTTGTTGTGTCCTTCTTCTATGGTTTCCATAAGAAGTTCATGCAACATTCTTTCTGTTAAATTATAAATTATCATGTTTCATACCTTTTATAAAATTTTATCTCATCAGACTGCATATTTTCCATATATCGGTCTGTAAACTCTTTAATGAGTTCTTTGTTTTCTTTGTCCTCTTTCATACTTAATCGGTATCCCCATACCATAGCACCTACCATGCTAACTATAATTCCTAAACAGAATCCTAAACTAAACTCTACCATTCTATTGCCTTTGCTTGTCCTTTGAAGCCATATCTGTAATCAACTGGATAACACAACGCATCTAAGAAGTGTGATAAGGTTTCTGTTTTTAATATCTGCCCATTCTCCATTGTACATAGTTCTAAATCTCTAATCAGACTCTTACACTTAGGATTAATAAACAAACGATGCTTACCTGTAGCATCTTCTAACATCTTATTCAAAGCATTCAAACGATCCTTTTGAGTTGGATTTGCTTTCTTACTGATGACTGTAAACCCAGCTTCTTGTAATATCATGTGATCTGATTTCGTACTATTACTCGTTCTTGCTTTACCTGCTGGGTCAGGATATACTGGCAATCCTCTACCTTTTACTTGCATTAGCTTTGCAAGTTCAAATGTATTTGAGTTCTGTAATCCGATTTCATCAAACACATAAACTTCTCCAGCAGTATTTTCGCACATTAGGATAGCAGTCATATAAGATGCTACCCCAAAGTCGATTCCCCAAAACATTCTTGGAGATTTATCCATTACTTTACAATGAATATCTCTACTAAAATTATATGCTGCTCTATTTGCAGCAGTAAGAAAACTTGCAAGATATTCTTGCTCAAAAGTTCTCTTGTCTAAATTCTTTTTGGCATTCTCTACTTCTTCTGAAGAAATAAAGCCACCATCTAATGTGGTAAACTGCCAGGACTTATAATCACTATTCTTAGACTGTCCTTTGACAAACAAATCATAAAAGTGGTTTTGTACACCAGTAGGAGTTCCTACAAATAGTGCATTACCTTTCGTTTCTGCTAAAGTTGGTTGTATAATCTCTCCCCAAACATTCTCTTTCATATAAGAATACTCATCCATCACTACCATCGTGGTTGACACTCCACGAAGTGAGTCTGGTTTGTCTGCCCCTTTGAGTTCGATTTTTGCCCCATTGTTAAGAGTAATAGATAATTCAGTTTCATTAATACTGACTTCTTTCTTTGCAAAAATGTCTTTGAGGATACTCCAAGATACCATTTTAGCTTGTCTATATGTTGGAAAAACAATCCACCTTCTTTCATTAGCTTTAAAAGGTTGTGATAGCAAAAATAAAATTGAGAAGTAAGATTTACCCCATCTTCTACCACAGGATAAGATTTTGTATCTTGTCTTGTCATTAAGGATTTCTTTCCTAGTGGCATCAATCGTCCAATCCATCTATATCAAATACCTTAATCGGTTCATCTGAAACATCTTTTATTCCTATGCTTTGACTTGGTTTGCCCAAGATTCTATCTGCCAAGAAGTTAATTGCAGTCATATTACCATCTAATGCTTCTTCATATACTTTACCTACAACAGCTTCTAACATAGTCTTTTTATCTTCTAACTCTACATTAGCTAAATCGGTGATATATTCGTTTAAGGCAAATCCTGATTTAGGTCTTCCATTAGGATTTCCTGATTGTCCTTTTTTCCATTGGTGTTTTACCAAATGCTTATTCTTTTTATCGCTGTTCTTTTGCTGTTTTACAGCGACTTTCTTTTTTGTTTTAGCTGCAGCCAAACTAATCACCCCACTATTTGAAGGTTATGTTCGTTATTAAAACGAAAGGGAAGGTGTTACCCTTCTACTATATAGGGAAAAAGACTACAAGAAACCCTTAGTAAAGTCTTATAAATGCTTGTAAGTGTTGATATTGTTGATAAAGATTTTTTTTTGAGGACTACAAAAAACCCCTCGATTGAGGGGCTTTCTGCACTTAACTGATATAGAGGTATTACAATTATTTCATAAATTGATTTAAACCTAATCTCATTAATAGATGTTCTTTGGCTTCTCTTAGTGTTGCAAATTCTTCTCTATCATCATTGATATCAGTTACTAACCAACAGCCATATCCTAATCTATCTTTTCTTTTTGTATCATTGTGAATTTCAACAACTTGTTCATATCCTTTAGGTTCTACTAATTCATAAAGGGTGTGTCCTTCAGAATTATGTCTTTTAAATTTTATTTCCATTTTTTTCTCCTTTGTTTTAATTAACACTATAGTATATGGAGTTCTAAAACCAATGTCAAGAAAATAAAAAAATTATTTTCTACGAAGTAAATGCTTAATTATGGTGGCTTGTTTTTGTAGTTTTTTGATGGCTCTATTATAGTAAGTCTTACAAGCCGATTCTGATATTCTCATGTTGAATGCTATATCTGCAAAAGGTTTCTTGTATATGGATCTATCGTAGAAACATTGATATTCTTGATCTGTTAGCTCTCTACCTGCTACGATCCCTGTCAATACAAACTTTAGTTCTTTAAACATTTCTGCTTGTTCTTTTTCTACTTCATCTATAAGGTCTTGGTATGATCTTGCTGTGTTTTCTATGTTATTTTTCATAATTCTTTTGGGATAAGCTGCCAAGCCATGTGATGTAGGGTAAGATTTCCTTTCTAAGTTTCATCACAACTATCCCAAACCTTCGTAGCCATGTTTCTTGGCTTTGGTTATAATTTCTTTTACTGTTACAAACATTTTTAATCTATGACAATACAACTGCATAGACTCTTGTAAGTTTGGTTCTATATCACCTATTGCACTTACATATTCTATTTCATATAAATTATTTACTTTACAATATACTAAGATGCTATTGAACTCTTTTACTTTCATTTAAAAGTCCTCTTGCAGTTCAGGAAAGTGTTGATCTAACCCTTTTCTTCTGAGTCGTTCTATGATTCGTTTATGAGTAGATACATTTTCTTTTAGTTCTTTGTATTGAAACTTAATCCATTCTTTTAATAGGTATTGTGAATCATCTACTTGTATCATTCCCATTTTTTCTTTGATAATTTCAGGTACTTGTCCATCATAACCATTACAATAAAATCCAATGGCTTCATCGTCTTTTTCCCAAAATCCATCATGGGTGCAGCTTGTACTAATATAGTACCAAAGCACTTTTTCTTGTGCAGTTAGTTTTCTAAACCAACTCTTATTGTTTATATCTGCATCTAAAAATCTTTTTCTCATCTTTTATTCTCCTGAATTTTTAATAATAACTTAAACATCTTCCAACCCCAGTTCAAGTCTTTAATCTTGTAATGGTGTTCTTCATAGCCAGTTTCTTCTTTATCTAATCTAAGAAGTATTGCTCCTCTTATGTTATGATCAAGATTTTCTTTTATAAGTTGTCTATATGCACCTAATTGAATTAAAAATTCATCATATACACCTGTACTGGTTTTCCAATCACAAATCACTAAGTTACCATTGACTTCACATACTGCATCAAATGTTCCACCGAATTGATATTGTTCTGATACTAATTTTAATTCAGTTTCATAAAATTCAACATCATTATCTTCAAACCATTTATAAAATGAATAGTATGAAGTCTTGGCTTGGCTTATTTCATTTGGTGTATAATCATCTAAGCAAACTGATCCACCATTTATATATTCCTCTATCATATTGTGTGCAAGTGTACCAATTCTACCAGCTTCTTTAAGAAGTTTCATTGAATCATCACCATTTAAACAATGCTTTCTTGTCCACCCTAAAAGATTTCCCTTATTCCATCCCAAATTTCCATTAATAATAGTGGTAACCGATTTTAATCTTTTATCGTTTTTATTTTTATAAATTGTATGTGCCATAATTTATTCTCCTTTTTTTATCCAATAGTAAAATAGAATTAATATTAATATAGTTATTATGCTATTGATCATTTTTAATCCTTTTTTCATCAGGTACATAAAACTGCATAATCCAAGTATTATTGGTTAGCTTTTGTAATTTGTTGTCAGTAAACAACCACCAAGCACCATATTTTTTCTTTGATTCCATTTGTAGTTTTTGTCCTTCTTCGCTATAGGGATCAACTGCTTTTACTCTTGACATTCTTTCTTGCAAAGTTCCAGCATACTTTCCCCACATATCATAAGTTGGATGTGATTTAGCTTTTCTTTTTTGCCAAGCTGTTTCTCTTTTGCTTAATTCCATTTTATTCTCCTATTTAGATAACTTGTTTGTTAAATCTTCTACTTCTTCTTTTAATGCTTTGTTGGACTCTTTTAGTTCTTCCATTTCTGTCAACAATGATAGCCAATCAGTAAATTGCATTGTGGCATAAAACTGTGCATTCATTTTAAAAACATTTACTGGTGTTTTTGCTACTGGGCAATCATCGTCTATTTGTTCCCACCATTTAGGAATCATAAGTTTTTTTTGGTCTTTTACTTCAAAGTGAAATTGGTATGCAGAAGAATCAGGGTTAATATCTATGATGTCCCCTTTAATTGACATTCCACCTGATTGTGGTGTTCGTCTTACATTTGTTCCTAAGTATTTATTAATTAATTTAGCAACTTCTCGTTCTGCTCTTTTGCCTTTGGCTTGTGAATTAATTTTTCCCAATGTTATACTCCTCTACACTTTCTAAAAGTTTTTCTATTTTTCTAAATCCTAATACATGACTATCGGTTGGAAAGAAATAATCCCAATGACCACCTTTGTTGTTTTTCCAAAATGCGATAGCTAAAGCCATTTTACCTGAACTCTTTTTAAACAATATACCAGCAGTCAATTCACTTAATGGTTTGATCTTGGCTACTGTAAATGTTTCGTTGGTGTGATTGAATTGTCGATTAGGGTTGCTAAACATTTCAGCAATCTCTTTTGCTTTTTGATTAAGTTTATGTACTCTATCTTTTGTCATTTTCTTCAACAAACAATTTCAATAAAGCATTTAATTGGGCTGAACCCATAACACCAAATAATTCTACAAATAAATCTTTTGGTATTTGACTTCTTTCATACGATCCTTTAAGTCCTTGTGTACCAGTTTTACTTCCTCTCGGTGCTGGTTGATGATGGCATTCTCTATTTCCATTTTTACACATCTTTCTTGGCTTCCAATCAAGGTTAGTCCAAATATCAGTTGGTTTCATTCTCATATCCCCATAAGAACAATAAGTTATTGTATGTCTTGGAAACTCATCCATCATTTCTTGCTTTCTTAATAATCCTCTTGGGTTTTCTATAAAATAGAACATTGGTTTTACTTCTTTTATAATTTCTATGGTTTTTTGTATTATTCTAATACCTTGTTTACATCGTTCAGTTTTTGGTGTTCTGTCTTTATTCCAATGGTATCCACAACTTGCAATAGAAAAAGTAGTGCAGGGTGGACTTGCCCATATTATATTTGGTTTACCACCAAGTGATTCAATGGCTTTATCAATATCAAAATCAAATATATCGCATACTTGATTTATCTTATTAAAATCTTGATTATCGGTAGTGTAAGTAGAAAAACCATAAGATTCAGCTACTTTACTAAAACTTCTACTTCCTGCAAATAGCTCTAATGTTTTCATGTGAGGAGAAAGGGACAACTACTGATCGATTGTGATATGTTAATTAAACAAAAGAGTAGCCCAACAATGAAGTTGGTAGAAGTAGTTGCCCCATATTCCTTTATAATAATATTAGCCCCACAAACATAATTCCAAATAATGAAATTAACAACCAAACAATTAATAATAAAAGTGTTATTATTATATTTTCGTTACTCATCATTAAAAGGGTAGGTCGTCATCGTTAATTTGTACTGGTTCTGTAGTGTTGTCAATTACACTTTGCTTATAATCATCGACTCTTTGCTTTTGTTCTAAATAATCAACATCTTGTGGTGTTCCAGTTTTTCCTTCACACGCTTCCACCCAAGATTCCACTCGCTTAAAGTTTTGAACAAACTCAGGGGTAGTCCAAGATTGACCATTTTCAATAAACAATCGTACACAATTATTGAAAATCATTCCGAATCTTGCCCCATTTGTAAAAGTGCTATTGGTAGTTTGTACTGCTTTCTTTACTGCTTTATCTGCTTTTAATTTCTGATCAAACTCATTTATTTTTTCTAATTTATAAATTACATCTTGCTTTACATTCTCAAATACTGGATTAGCAGATTCTTTGCTTACTTTTTCAACTTTCCAGTATGGAATTAATTGTCCTTCTTTATTAGTAAACTGTTCCATGCTTAACAAGAAGTCATCTCCAGTTGATATAAGATCAAGTTTTCTTTTAAGTGCATCAGTAGCATCTAATGTCATTGGTTTTCCATCTTGTATTACTTCATATTGAAAAACATTAAATTTTCCACCTGACCATTCTTTTTCTTGATAAACACCACTTGAATTTAAAGTCAATCTAAGTTGTCCACCTATGTTTGCCTTTAGGTCTTTTAAATTTACAAAAGCCATTATTTTCTCCTATTCAATGTGTTCAGCAGATGTCGGATTTGGAATCAACCTCATTTCTTCTTTAGGTCTTTTTGCCATTTCTTCTGCTAAACGATTTTTCTCATTTTCCACTTGTTCACGAATGGATCGTAAATCGTGTCTAAGTGAATTTTCATTATCATTGTCAATTCTGTTTCGTTCCATTACTTCAATCAACAATTCTAATTCTTCTAAGGTAAGTTTTACAAGTACCATTCTTTAACCACCTTTTTTAAAAATTCCCACATAACTATCATAAAGATAGTGTAAGTTATAATTTCTACTATCATTTTATTCTCCTTGTTATAAATTACTGTGTAATAACTATTTCTATTTTCTCAATGTTTTCTGATAAAGTTTTTCTATTCCATTGTTTAGTTTCATAATCATAATCATCTAATTTTACAAAACTATCAATACCTCTAACTTCATCTTCAACTATGTCTAAACTATCCATAACAAATTCTTTTAGGTTTGAAAATTCTTCACCTAAAATATTTTTATCATAGTTTACACTTGTAGTTTTTTGCCCACCACCAAAACCTCTTAGGGTTACTGGTTTTTTAAATGTTACTACTATTTCATTTTTAGTGAAATTTGTTTGGTTGTAATTTCTATCTTTAAATCTCATTTTATTCTCCTTTGTTTAACTAACTCCCCAATTTTAATATTAAACAGATCAGCTTGTCAATACTTATTTTGCTAATTCTTTTTTTTCTTATAATTCTTCTTATGCTTTAACTTTATATTTATCTTTGGCTTTGTCTTTGTCTTGCACCCTTAGTATAACCCTTTGATAAGACTTGTTATCCACATAGTTATCCACAATTTGTTAATATAATTATAACCCTTTATATAACCCTTAACTTTTTTTTAAAAAAGACTTGCACTTTATTATTTATTGTAGTAATATAAGGTATGTTAGTTAAACAAAAGGAGAAAACAATGAAATTTAACAGATATTACAATGATGAATTGACTTACTTAGTATGGGAAAGAGAAGATAATAAAGATGTTATTATAACCAAGATGAGAGGTTCAAAAACTTATCAAGTAGAAAATCTTGAAACTGGTGTTTCTGAAAGATTGAGTTCTTTAAGAACTGCTAAAGAGTTTGGACAAATACTTTAATACTACCTCTTAGATACAAAGAACCCCCTAAAATAAGGGGGTTTTTTGTTTATGGGGTGATTATATACCTTTCAGTATAAAAGTCTTGTATTTACTGGATTTGTTGCCTTAAAACTAATTGTGTGCTAAATCTTCCATCTGCTATTTCAGTAAATGTCATTGGTTTATCCAATCTTACCCAATGGAAAGAACTTCCATCATTATATAAAAACTTAGTTGCTTCACCTTTCAAAGCATCTTGCATTGTTATAAGATTTGATTTAAATGTGCTTGAAATGTTTTGAAATGATATGGTAATTACTTCTTGTCCTTGATTGACATTTAAAGCATACTCTACTCCACCTAATGATCTTTGGATTGAGTTTTCGTAATCAATAGATGATTGAACATTAACATCAGGTTCTACTTCAAAATCTAATTTTCTTCCAATTAAGACTTCAGATACATTGGATACTGCACCTTTAAATTCTGTAAAAAATTTATTACCAGTAGTTTCTGTTAAATCTGCTACTGCCCACCCTGGACCACTAATAGCAGAAATTGTACCTTTAACCTCTAATGCAGTTCTATCTGTGTCTATATAAAATTCTATAATTGTTCCACTGGATATTCCATCATCTCCAGTAAAATATACAGCTGATGCATTTGCTGTTGCACTACTACCAACTGCATATTCTATTGCATCTCTATCTCCTAAAGCAGATAATGTTGTTCCAATATTTTGGTCTGTTGCTCTTTCGTGATTTGTAATAGAATCACTTTCAGTAAAATTAGGATTAGTTGCAGTACTCATGCGACCTTCACTTACTGTATTATCACTTCTGTATTGATTAATACTATCATATATAAAATAACTTGCCATTATACTTCCCTTGTTTGTATTGAAATTTTACCAACTTGTCTTTTTAAATTTGTAATGATGAATTTTTTGCCACTCCAAGCATCTTTAAATAATCTTGTAGGCATAGCAATAAAACTATCAAAGGTATCTGATATTTCATCAAATGGTGTTCCAAGTTCTGAAAATGTAATCTCACCAAAGTCTATGAAATCACCTACTTGCAACATTGCATACTTTTCAGGATTTACTAAAGTTGCACTAACAGTAGTTTTATATTCACCAAATAAACTTTTTCTAAAATTAATCCAACTGGAATTTCTTGAACCTACTACATCATCTACTGCATCTATCAAAAAGTCTAAATTGATTTCTTGTTTTTGATGTGAAGCATTGTCAAATATGGTACTATGTACCGAACCACTTGTTGAAGATGTAAAAGTATCTTGTTTTAGATATTGATTTTCAGCTGGGTGTTTTTTGTAGTTTACTACAATGTTTGTTTCTAAATCACTAACTGGTGTAATACCAAGTTCATATCCACTTATATCATTTTGAGATAAATCTACATTTGCAGTTACACTATCTGCTATGGTAAAGTATCGTAATTCATTTACACCTGATATTGAAGTCTGTTGTGCTTGTGGACTAAACTCAAAAAAGAAACACCCTTCATATTGTAATTGTTCCATAATACTTTCTAATTCTTCTTGTTCATGTAAAGCTAATCTTGTTTTCCAATGGGTTGATGTTGGACTGGTCAAAGTAGAATCTCTTAATTCTGCTACTGACTTATATCCTGAATTTTCTATTTTAGCATCACTATCTGAATCTGCTACATTAATGATACTATGTAATAATTGTCTATGGATTGCTACTGGATTATCAAGATCAGTTAAAGTTGCAACAGAAGAATATGCAGTAAACCCTTCAGTTAGTACATCTCTACCTAAATATACTTTTTCGATTCCTGCATTAAATTCTTGTGATGCAATCGGCTCATTTGCTAAGTCATTTGTTGCAGTTATTGTTACAAAGATATTACTTAGAATAACATTAAAATCACTATAACTAATATCATCGCCTTCTGCATTAAATCTAAAACTTAAATATAGTTCATCAGGTAAAGCATTATTAGTTAAGATACTTGCAATATTAGTAGAAGTTGGTAAAGCAACATTTGTTCTATCAACTTTATCTCCACTTGATGAAGTTCCAACTAATTCTATATCTCCACTTGAAGAACCAAAGCTATTGCTTAAAGATGTTGCTAAATTAAAAAATGCTCCATCAGTACCACTTGGACTTCCAGTAATTGTTTGACTATATGTCCCTGACAATCCTAATGTAATCGCAGTAATCTTACCTGTTACTTGTGGCATTTGTAATTTAAATACTACACCTTTTGATTCACTACTAAATCCTGCTGTATTTGCATAAGTAACACTATTACCTGTATTACCATTGTAAGCATTATCTAAACTACCAGCAGTTAAACTTACACCACTTCCGACTATGGTTGCAGTTACATCATCAGGCAGCATCTTAAATTGTCTTGTCATTAATGTTGGTACTTTTAAAACTTTAACACTATCTACTGTTGCAATAGTTGTATCTGTGTTTACAAGTTCTACAAATCGTTTCATACCTTTGTCATAGAACTCTAATTTATCAGAACCACTTGTTCCTTCAGGTATGATGTACATAAAGTTAGCACCATCATTTTTTAAAAAAGGACAAGCATATACATCTTGACCATTAACAAAGTTGGTATTAGCAGTATAATCCCCAAATACTAAAGGTTGTATCTTATTGTTGTATTGAGGATTATCTGAATTACTTGTCTTGCCTTGTGGTATCGATACATTCTGAAATGGTCTATTAGATACAAGACTTAATACTATGGTGTTGTTTCTGTAAGCAAAGCTACTAACTCTACCACTAAATATTTGTAAAGCATTAGCAGCAGTATTATCATTATCAATTTGAGATATAATATTAACTTGCCCATTAATTGTATCGTTTCCTAATAGTTCTAATAAGG